CCCGCCCCGCCCCGCTGAAAGCGAGATTAAGAAAATCAGCGTCTTTGACCTTGTGCCGTCGGAAGATAATTTCTATTCCATGCGGGAGATTGAAGAACTGAAAGCGGCAATCGAGATCGCCGGGAAAGTTCTGCAAAACCTGACCGTCGTTCCGCTGGACGGCGGGAAATACAAAGTCATTGCGGGCCACCGCCGCCGCCTCGCGTCGCTGGCCCTTGTGGAAGATGGAAAGCCGCAATATGAATTCGTCACCTGTTCCGTGGAGCCGAACGAGGAAGCGGCGGAAGATCAGGAAATCCGGGACGGCCTGAACCTGATTGTCACCAACTCCCAGCGGGAGAAAACGGCGTGGGACAAGATCGAGGAAGTGCGCTACTTGCGGGACGTGCTGGAAAAGGCAAAGACCCGCCCGCGGTTCGTGGCCGTCCTGCAAAGGATTGTCAAAACCGTGTTCGGGGACAGCGAGGTTCAGGCGGACGGAACCCGCGATTTTATCGCAAAAGTGCTTCATACCAGCCCGGCGCAGATTGGGCGGTATGACACCATTATTCGCCACCTGTCCCCGGAGTTCAAAGAAGAACTGAAAGCAGACCGCATAAACCTTTCGACCGCCTATGAACTGGCGGGATTGCCGGAAGAGGACCAGCGGGCCGCGTTCGAGGAATACCAGAGAGCCGGGGAAATCTCCATCAAGGCCGCG